CCTGTTACAGAGTCATCAAGCGACGCCTTCCGGTGTCACTTCTTGGCCGCGTAATAGGGAGTCCTGACGGTCAGACCTCTAAGAGTTCTGATCGTCGGTCCCGTCGGCGTAAGGTCGACACCCATACAGCTGTGTGGCAAGCTGTATGGGCAGGTTTCGTGGCCACTGGTCTGTCTCAACAGCAGGGTTGTTGGTATTTCAGGGCTTGGGTCACCAAGTCCGGTCCACGTGGGACCGACTGGATTGCGTCTAGGGTGAAGGCCCTGTGCGTAACCATTCGTGACGTTTCCCTCACGAACCGTGAGGTCGGTTACGTAGACGGAATACCAACAAGGATTCAAGATTGGCTTCGGCAGATTGCGGTTAAGGACGCAAAGCGCGCACTCGCCTTCACGAGGTGCGCCAGAGCTCTTCCAAAACCTTCTCCCAATCTGATTAAAGAATCCTTGTACAACCATGCTGCCAACTTGTCCAAACCTATACATACTAGTCATCAAACGTGTGATGAGCTGGAGCAGTATGTTGTGGACCTGCTCGGTCCAAATGGTAAGGGCAAGTCGTTGAGACAACGTATTTGGAAGGTTCTTCCTTCCTCCAAGAATGCTGTTGTAGGCGGGAAAGGTGCTGATGGTGGGTACGACGGGCTTTTGACTCGTGTCACTAGCGCGTTTGACTTGGGTCCATTTTCTTACAGAATGAACCCCATTGAGGTTGATGATGCGGTGGACCGCATTCTCAGCCAACGACCATCCAACACCCTCACGGACCGCCTGCGCAACAGTTTGCTCAGATTTCAGCGTAAGGAGACTTTGGACCCCCTGGAGCAAGCCGAACTCGGACAAACGTTGGCAACGTTTGTGTTGTTTGACGAGTTCGCCAGGTCTTTGGTGGAGTCTTCTGCGTTGAGCTTCGTCCACGAAGCTACGCCGATTTCTGAGCAAGGAGGAAAGGCAAGAATCATAACCATCCCTCCTCCCGAAGTCTTTGCCGTGGGTGATGTCATACGCCAGAGGGTCTGGCCGTGTTTGTTGAAACGCGACGCGAGGCTGCGCCCCTTCCTTGACTCTGTCAAGGACGGGAAGTGCAAGGATCGTGCTGGACGTGACATCTGCTTGGTTCCTGGTCAAGGTTGGCTTTCCGCTGATCTGACCAAGGCCACCGACGGTTTCTCTCATGATGCTATCCGGGCCGTTCTCCGCGGTCTGGAGAAGGCCGGTCTCGGGGTAGACTGGTCTTTGGCGGCAGCCCAATCCCTTGGCGTTGGGCCGTCCCGGCATTATGTGAGGTATCGTCTTGGTGACTTGCCAAGTAGGCATAGGGAGGAGATTGCAGGGTTGGGAACCACTGGTGAGGTGAACGGAACTAGGTACGTAGACGTGCCTATGCTTAGGGGCTGCCTCATGGGCACTCCCCTTTCCTTCTGCGTTCTTAGTCTCATCAATGGTTGGTGTGCACGTCCTTTGGGGGTCATGACACGCATCGTCGGGGATGATGTCGTGTCGGCGTGCACTCCACCTGCAATTACCCGGTATGCGGAGCGTGTGTCCGCAGTCGGGTCTGGGCTGCATCAGGCGAAGAGTTTCTATGGGACCCGTGGGTTCACTTTCTGTGAAGTGTTCGGCTTGGGCAACGGTCCTACGTTGTTCTTCAACCCATATCACCTGAAGCAGTTTATGAGAGATGGTTATGGGGTCATGGACAAGGGC